GGTGTTTCAACATCGGGTTTTACGCCGTTTACACAAACACAACTGGGAAGTTCGTTTGCTAATATGTTTCCTTGGGCTAAAAGCGCAAATACAATAAGCAAAGCCCCAGTAAAAGCAACACCAGGAGCAGGACTTTATAGAGGACCTGCAGAATACGGTATAACAACTAGAGGATTAACTGCTGCAGCACCACAAACACAAGATATTGCGAGAGGATCTATTATGGATATTCTAACTAAGAAAAAAGTGGATGGTGCATACACAGATGATTATGACATAGTTAAATTGGCTACGATGGCGGGTGGTATACCTTATGCAATGGGTGCTTTTGATCAAGCTCCAGTTGATGTTTACCAGCCAGGCTACAATATTGCTTATCCTGAATTTAAAGAACAAAGAGGAAATTGGAAATACATAGACCCTGCTACAGGTACAGAAAAAATATATGAAGATATTTACATTCCTGAAAGTAATCCACAAGAACCATATAGTATGATAAAAAGAAGACTAAGAGAAGGTGGTCTAGCAGAAATAAAAAAATTTAACGAAGGTGGTGTTAATTATTTACCTTCAAAAATAAGTCACGATGAAAATGATGTTCATAATTATGTTAGAGCATCAGGATATGTTGAAGACGGATCTGGAGTAGGAGATAAAGACGAAGATACAATGTTAGCTCAATTAGCAGACGGTGAGTTTGTAACAAGAGCAGATGGAGTATTAGGTGCTGGAATCATTGCTGGAGCAAATCCAAATAGTATGAAAGACATGAGAGAAAAAGGTGCCCAATACTTTTATGAACAACAAAGACGTTATAAAAGAGTCTTTGATTTATTAAAGGATAGGAATGCACAAGACAGCAAAAAGGTCAATTAAACCTAAAGTAAGTATTATAGGAGTTAAACCAGTAGAAGTCACAACTTACTGGCCTTTAGCCCAGTTCTTAATTAGAGAAGCTTTAAATTACTCTGGGAAATATGCGGAGCCTAAACATTTCTACGAATTATTATTAACCGATCAAATGCAATTATGGATTATGTTTGGTAACGATGAAGCTGCACAAAATAAAATGTTTGGAATTTGTATAACTAGAATTGTAGATATGCCTAATTATCCTCAACTAGAAATAATTATATGCACAGGATCTAGAAGAGATTTATGGGAAGATAATTTAGTTGGTGATATAACTAAATTTGCAAAAGAAAATGGATGTAAAAGATTATGCAGCTGGGTAAGACCTGGTTGGGAAAGAATTTCCAAAAAATGGGGATGGGAAAAAAAACACGTACAAATGGTAAAGGAACTGTAATATGAGTTTTATTAGTAATATGTTTGGTGGAGGATCAAGAGCACAAGCAGCCACTCCTACAACTCAAACACAATATTTAAGAGAAGCACCAGGTATTGAAGAAAGAAAACTGGAGTTAATGGATATTGCACGACAGGTAGCACAAAACCCTATAAATTTACCAGCTATCCAAGTTCAACCTTTATCTGGCTTAGAACAAACCGGAATGACACAAGCAGGTGTTACAGGAGTAGGAGCCCCTACTTTAACATCTGGTATTGGACAAATACTTGGCGCAGCAGCTCCTATTGGAAGCACACAGATATCTCAATATTTTAATCCTTATGAATCATACGTAACTGATGAAATTATAAGACAAGGTGCAGGAATGCAAAATCAATTAGCCGCAAACGCAGTTCAAGCTGGAGCTTTTGGGGGAGGTAGAGAAGGTGTTGCTCAAGCAGAATTACAAAATAGAATCTTAGGTCAAATAGGACAAGCAAGAGCTATGGGTTTTAATACGGCATTAGGAGCAGCACAAAGACAACAAGGAATTGGGTTATCCGCCGGTCAACAATTAGGACAAATGGGTTTCACGCAACAACAAATGGCACAACAAGACATTAGTCAATTAATGGGTGCAGGTGGAATTCAAAGACAATTAGGCCAGCAAGCTTTAGATGCTGCTAGACAAACTCAATTACAACAAGCTTATGAACCTTATCAAAGAGCAGAGTTTTTAGCGAACTTATATGCGGCAGGACCTAAATCACAATCGGGCATTACCATGGGTACTGCACCATCTACTAGCCCATTAGCACAAGCAGTGGGAACTGGATTAGGAGCATTTACAGCTTATCAAGCTAATAAAGCAGGGGCATAGGAGGACAAATGTCAGTAAATCAAATTTTAAATCGTCCTCTTTTTAGAAAAGAAGCACTTAAAAAAGGACATCTTAAACCTATAAAAGCATCAACGGGTGCCGCTGTTAGTAATTTTCCACTAGTTCCTGTTGGAACACCTGTAGGAGGTCCTATACAGGGTAATCCAAGAATGTTACCAAGCACTCAAGTAATTAAACCAGGATGGGGCGCAAGATTCAAAGCAAATTTTTTAGGCACACCATACGGTCAAAGTTTTTGGAAATTAGCTGGTAAAGATGCAATTAATTTTCCTAGACAAATGACTAGAAATCCATTGTCAACTATGATGGCACAACGATCTACATTACCTTTTGGTACTGGAGGTGGTATTTCAAGACTTTTAGGTTTTGGAGGTATATATGACACTGTAGATCCTTATGTGGGTCAATATATTCAAAATCCATTAGGTCGTGCAGCTGTAAGCACTGGGTTATCAGTATTAGGAGCTATGAATCCATACGTGAGAGCCGCTGGTGTTGCTAAATCTTTATATGGAATAGGTAAAAATTTAATATACGATCCAGCTAAAGCATCGATTGCAGCGCATAGAGCTACACCTGTAGCTCAAAGACAAGTATTACCAAGTATTTCAGGAGAAGCAGCTATGGAAGAAATAGATGTTAGCACTCCAAAAGAAGTTATGGAACAAGTAAAAGTAGAATCTAAAGCAAGACCAGGCTCAGGAAGAGTAGGTTTTGAAAATAGATTAGCCCAATCTGAAAATAAAGATCCACTAGAAAATAATTTAATTGATATAGATAAAGTTGTTAAAAATAATGTTCCTGATTTTATTGGGAATCAAAAGATGGGTTCTCAACCACCAGGAGAAGAAGTTCTTATAGCTAAGAAAAGCGAAGATATAACTGATAAAGGCGGTAAAATAAAAGTAACAGAAAAAGAACAAGAAGAAGATATTATAAAATCCAATGGAGAAACATCGGTTATAAAACAAGCAAGCAAAATAACAGCAGGAGACGGTACGCCAATAACAGACGACACAATTCAAAGAGCTAGAGAAATTAGAGATGAACTTATGGCTGGTAAATCATCACAAGCAAAACTTGTATTTATGGCAAACCTTGCATCTGGTTTGTTATCTGGAACTACAGATAAAGCAGGTATTGGTGGAGCTTTAGAAGTGTTTGGTAAAGCATTGGGTCCTGCAGTAAATAATTATGCCACAATTAAATTAAAAGAAAACGAATTAGAAAATGAATTTATGTCAGATGCTTTAGAAATAGCAGCAGATGAAATAGAAGCTAAGAATGCAGTATTAGAATCCCCTGATTACCCAGATGCTACACCTGGAGTAGTAAGAATGTTAACACAAAAAGGGCAACCAATGAATGTAACTGCAAGACAGTTAAAAGATGGAACAGTTCAAATTGCTATGCCGGGTAGAGTAGATAGATATGGAAGACAAATATTTACAACAGTTACTCCTGGTGAGTATGTAACATTTAGAACTTCTAAAGGCGCAGAGAAAGGTCAATTCCAAACACTAAGAGATCTTTCCGCTAAATACAAAGCTTACAATCTTGGTATAAATACAATTAAAATTTTAGAAGACGCTGAAGCTCAAGATAAAAAATTTGCTGGTCCTGCTGGTAGATTTAATTTATTTACAACACGTCTTGGTGATGCATTAAATGATTTTAATATTAAAATAAGTAGTATTGAAGATGGTAATAGAATGGCTGAAGATCTAAGATTGCAAATGAAAATGGGTTTAATTAATGACGGTAAGTCTCCTGAAGAAGCAGATAAAATATTAAACAAAGAATTTGGTTCAACAACAGAATTAAAAAATAAAATATTTAAATCATTAGGAACTTTTGCAGATCAAACAGATAGTGCTAATCTTGAAAGACTTGCAATTAATGAAACTGTCATGGTTTATGCTTTAGCAAACTCATTAAAATCAAAAGATCGTTTAACACAAAAAGATATTCAAATGGCTAAAAACCTTGTTAATATATTCCCATTATTAAGAGGTCAAAGAACTGTAATTAAATCATTAAAAGCTGTTAATGAAACTGTATTGTCAGATATTAAACGATTAGAAACAGATTACCTTGATGTATATTTTGGTGACTCTTACACAATTAATAAATACAGACAAACGTATGGTATTGGACAACCGGAGTTTGTAGGAGTAGCAGGTGAAGTACAAGACAACCCGTTTAGTGGAATGACATCAGAAGAACTGTTGGAGGAATGGTAATGGATTTAAAATCATTACAAAAACAATTGGATGAAAGAACTTTAAACCCTAGAGCTTTAAATAAAAAACAGAGAGCTATTATAGATGAGCTAATTAAAAGAGGGGATTTAAAAGGACCAAGTACAGGTGAACTATCTAATATGATGGACCGAGCTGCACAAAATATTGCACGAAGAGAGGAATTTTATGCAGATCCAATAGCTGCCGCTTTAGCTGCCGAAGATAATCCTTATTTTTTATCTGGCAGACCAAGTGCAGAACTTGCAGGGGATATATCAGGATCAATTGCTCCATATTTAACAATGAAAAATAAAATATATGGTGCAGCCAAATCAGGTAATCTTTGGCAAAAAGGACCAGGAGTCCTTACCAAAGCCGCAACAAAATTATCAAATAATTTACCTGGAAGATTAAAATTACTTGGCGGTGCTTTTAAATTACTTGCAAGAGCAGCAGATGTTCCTGCAAAAATATGGCAAAGTCCACTAGGACGAGCAGAAATATATTCAGTTTTAGGAGGCACGGCAGGAGCAGGAGCAGGATCTGTAAGTTATGATATGTTAAATGAACAAGCTGGAGTTGCTATTTCCAGTGCAATAACTGATGCATTTGCAGACATCCCAGATAGAGAAATTGATCAAGATATTACATTAAATTCTTTAAGAGCAATGAATACTGCTTTAAAATGGAACGCAGGAGCTGCGGCTCTTACACCATTAATCTTAGGACCTTTAGGTAAATTAGGAAAATGGGCATTTGGTGCAAAAAGTGCAAAAGCAAAAGAGCTTGCAGAATATACAAGAGATAAAGGTTTACCTTTACCTTTAATGACAGGTATTGAAGATGGAGTTTTAAGTAATATAGGAAGAACTTATTTTAAAACAGTAGGTGTATTTCCATTTGTATCTGGAATAGGAAGAGAAGCATTAGAGGGAGCGGAACAAGCAGCAGGAAGACAATTTTTAAATAGCTTAACTGCGTATGCTCCATTAATGAAAACATCTGCATTATCATCATCTATTTATAATCAAGCTTCAAAAGTATTTAAAGACAATGTAGCTTTAATTGGTTCTAAATATAAAGCATTTGATACACTAGCAGAAACAGTTGGTAACCCAAAAATAATCAGTTTAGATAAAACTAAAAAATACGCTACTGAATTTTTAGAAAGATACAAAGCAAGTTTTCCAGATTTAGATGAATATGCATTAGCACAACAAGGTGCTAAAAAAATGGAAGTAGAACAACTACTTAAAGCTGAAGGGGATCCTTTAAATTTATTTATGAAAGCAATTAGAGCTATAGATCAAGAAGCCTTAATAACACCAAAACAATATAAAGGTTTAATGCAAATGTTAAATAGAGCCATTGAAGGCACTGCATTTAATATTCCTACAGGTAGTGTTTGGGCTTTAAGAGAAGCTTTAGAAAATGATTTTAATTCTTTTGGTGCAAATTTAACTAAAAGCGCTTTTTTAAAAGATGAAACAATAAAAGAAACCTACGAAAATATATCTAAAACACAAGGTAAAGAATTTGCAGATACTTTTATTAATAAAAATATAAAAGATGCGGAGCAGCTTTATAATAAACTTTATGATGCTAATGCAACATTTAGTTCAGTTATGGGTTTTTATCAGAAAATGAGAATACCAAAATCATTACAAAAATTTGATGCTGATTTATTTACACAAAGAGGTGTAAATGGAATACTAGGAAGAGAAACTGCTTTAAGAGACACCCTTTTTGAAACAATGGAAAGAGATGTATTTCAATCCAACTCTCCAGAAGCTATAGAACAATTTAAAGTAATCCTAGGAGCTACAGGAAAACAAGCAACTAAAAATGGTAAAGCTTTATTTGACGCAGCAAAAGCGAGATATATGTTTAATGCGTTTTTAGATTCATTTGATTCTGCTGGTTCACCACAAGCTAGATCTATTTTTAGAGATGTTATTGATAATTCCCCACAAGTAAAAGCTGGAACTGAATATGCTCAAGATGCCATGAAAAGATTTGGCACTGATGAAATGATAGAATCTAGAGGTTTTAGTATGGACAATGTAAGACTAAACAATGGAATTTTTGATGTAACAAATATTAGATTTAGTCCAAAAGATTTTGCTGATTTTAATATAAATAAATTTATGAATAAACTTGGCATTGGTGAAGCTACAGCTGATCTTGGAAGAGAAAAAATGGTTAAGCTTTTAGGAAACGATGGTGCAAATGAGTTTTACAAATTTACCAACTTTATGAAAGCAATTTCAGATATACCTATCTCAGACACATCTACTTTCCTACAAAGAAGATTTACTCTTTCTGGAGGAAGAGGTTTGGCTGGAGGACTTATCATGGGTGGTGGTATGTTTATGGCAAATCCATTTGCTCCAGCAATCTTTTTATATTTAGCACGAAAAGCTGGAAGAATTTTAACTGATCCAACTGCTTTGAGATATATGAATGATGCATTACTCCCGGAGGAATTAATAAAAGGATTAAAAGGTAAAAAAATTGGTTACGATTCTAAATTTAAAATTAGAAGTATAAATCCAAAATTAACTTTAGCAGGTCTTACTCAAAAGAGAGAAGCCTTTGCTAGATTTATGAACTATGTAATAGATGAAGATAAAGATTTACCAAGAATAAATCCTAAATCCATAAACTTAGAAGAAATACAAAACGAATTATTAAAACAACCTTACAGTGTCCCACAACCAAGATATGATAATAATAATATACCTAAAGAAAATATTGAAGCCATGTTTTCTGAAAATTTTTTAGGAAGTTCGGGGAACGTTGAAAGAGATAATGAAATGGTTGATTATGTACAATCAACTATAAAGAGTAGTATAGACACTAAAGCAACAGAAGTAGAAAGAGAAGAAGAAGCTAACGCTACTTCACAACCTATAGAACTTGAAGATGTAGTTACTGCAGTACAAACTCAAGCGGGTGGACAAGGAGTAAATCAAATGAGACCACAAGGCAATACAGTTACACCACAAAAACTTGGAGCTCTTTTTCCCCAAGATCAATTAAGTCAATTAATAGCTTCGAGAAGAAATAATGCCTAAGCAAGACGCGTTACAAAGAATAGAATCACACGAAAAATTATGCAGAATAATGCAAAAACAAACTCATGAACGAATCAGTCGTATTAAAAAACAGATTGATAGAATTGAAAGTATTTTATTAGTTTCTGTGGGTGCTTTAATTAGCGGTATGGCTTATATAATATTTTCTTTACTTACCCATTCGATGTGATAATTACAGGTGTAGTAAGACCTGATGAAAATAATAAAAAAATATCCCTATAAACATTATAATAGATTTTCAGATACCACAGGTAGAAAATATCTAGTTGATAATATTAAAGTTCCCAGCGTAACTACAATTTTATCAGCAACAAAAGATATGAGACAATTAAACGATTGGCGAAGAAGAGTTGGAAATGAAGAAGCAAACAAAATTATGAAACAAGCTTCCAATGTTGGTACTGAAATGCATCAAGTCTTAGAATACCATTTAACAGGACAAGGTTATTACAATGATATGCCTGAAGGAGCTAAACCTAGGATGATGGCAAAAACCATACTGGATAATATTAAAATTGATGAGGTATGGGGAAATGAAATAAGTTTAGAATATAAAAATCAATTTGCAGGAACATGCGATTTAACAGCTGTGGCTTATGGAAAACCTAGTATTGTAGACTGGAAACAATCAAATAGACCCAAAAAGGAAGAATGGGTGGAAGATTATAAATTGCAACTAGGAGCTTATTATTTAGCCCATACCACTAATTACGGACCCATAGAACAAGGGGTAATATCAATATGCACCAGGGACCTCCAATACCAGGAGTTTAGGCTCTCAGAGGCGGATTTGGAGCACTACGGGGGTGAATTTTTAAAGAGGTTAGATCAATTCAATAAATTACAACAGCCAGCTTCTTAGGTCTTCTTCTCCCAGAGTTTTAGCCGCAATTTTGCCTTTATTAGTAAGAGATTTCATTATAGCTTCATCTAAAGTATTTTTAGCCACTATATCAATATAAAGCACCGAACCTTTTTGACCCATTCTGTGCGCCCTATCTTCTGATTGCATACGCACTTCAAGATTGTAACTATTGGAAAAGTAAACAACTGTATTACAAGCAGTAAGGGTTAAACCAAAACCTCCAGTTGTAGGATTAGCCACAATAAACCGAGTATTTTTATCTTCTTGAATTCTTTTGACGGCTTCTTGTCTTCCTTTAACATCGACATCACCATAAATACTAACTGTTGTATTTTTACCATATTTGTCTTCTAAAAAAGATATGATGTTTTTAATATTAAAAATATAGTTTGCAAAAATAATTATTTTTCCATCAGTTTCTTCAATAATTTCATCCAAGGCATTAAGTTTCTGTTTATTTAATTCAATTATTTCTCCTTCATCATTTTTAGTAAATCCATTACAAACTTGGTGTAATTTAACAATTTCAGTAAGTTTATTAGAAAAAGAAACGGTACTATCTTCTACAATAGCTAAGGCATGTTGCTTTAATCTTTCATAAATTTCTTTAGTTTCCCCCTCTAATTCAATATATCTCTTCTGCCTTATTTTAGGTTTTAAATCTAAACATTGATCTTTTCTTATTCTTGTTGAAAATTCTTTAAGCTTATACTCTAATTCATCTAATCTCTTGTAATATTTAGGTACTGACACCCATCTGTTGGGACCTACTGGAATATCCCCCATTTCTGCATATCTATTTCTAAAAGCTAAATAACTTGTATATCCTAAAAGTTCTGGATTTAAGAACTGACATTGTGTATATAAATCTAATGGAGATTTTGTTATTGGCGATCCTGTTAATATACGCCTTATATGCGACAGGGGTCTTAATTTTAAAATGTTTTTTGTTCTTTTTGCTGATCTATTTTTTATGGTGGTTGATTCATCCAATACTACAAAATTTAATTTATTTTTAGATAAGTAATCTATACAAGCATCTAATCCCCTTTTAGTTGATAAAGCTTCCACGTTAATTAGAAAGATTCTAAGTTCTGTAGATTTATTAAATTTGTGATAATACTTAGGTTTATCAATATTCCATTTAAATATAATATGTTTTACTTCATTTGGTAAATGGGAATGTATTTCATTTTCCCATATAGTATATACAGATTTTGGTGCAATAATTAAAATTGCTTCTATTTTATTTTGTAGGCGTAAATATGCAAAATTATCAATTGTAACTTTAGTTTTTCCAGTACCCATTTCCATAAAGTAAGCCCACTGAGTTTTATTAGCCGAACTATTTAAAGCGTGCCTCTGGTGTTCATAAGGTTGTGTTTTATAGGGGTATTTCCACATCTAAAATATTTATAATTTTTTTATTGCAAAACGCAAGAAGATAATTTAAGACTCCCCCCAGGAGGAAAATATGGATATAGAAAAAATATCATCCATTGACATTAGTCAAGACGATGTAAAATCAATTTCTGATAAATGTCAAAAACTCAAGATTCTCCAAGATCAATTTAAGGAAAAAGAAGAAGCTCTTTCAAGACTCAAACACGATATTAGAGACATGGAAGAACGAATCATTCCTGAAATGATGCAGGAAGCAGGCGTGTCCAAAATTAAATTAAAGGACGGTACAGAGGTTGAAGTAAAACCTTTTTATGCAGCTAAGATTCCTGAATCAAGAATTGAAGAAGCATTTGGTTGGTTGCGATCTAACGGTTTCGAAGATCTAATAAAGAATACTGTTACTGCATCTTTTAACAGAGGGCAGGACAACCAGGTGGCTGAACTTATAAAAGTATGTGAAGATCATAATTTTACCTACAACAAAAAACAAAAGGTAGAACCTATGACTTTAAAAGCTTTTGTAAGGGAGCAAGTTGAAGGTGGTAAAAAACTTCCTTTCGATTTGTTTGGAGTATACATCGCTAGTAAAACGAAAATAACAAATAATAAGTAATGGAGGAAAACGTGAAAATAAAAGACGGACAAGCGACAGGTGCAAATATAGACGTTAAAAAAACTGGCGCAATTGCAAACCTCAATATTGAGCAGTTTGCGGACACAGGGTTTGATAATGTTGACTCAAAAAGTTTAGCATTACCATTCCTCAAAGTGTTAGGACAACTATCACCTCAAGTAACTCAAGGAGATAGTCAATTCATTCAAGCGGCTAGACCAGGAATGATATATAACACAGTAACAAATGAATTATATGATGGTGCTAAAGGTATCTCTGTAATTCCTTGTTATTATAAACTTGAGTATATTGAATGGCAGGATCGAGATAAAGGTGCAGCAGCGCCTGTGAATGTATATTCATCTGATTCAGACATCATGAGTAAAACTACAAGAGGAGATGATGGTAAAGATAGATTACCAAATGGTAATTATATTGAAGAAACCGCATCTCATTATATTCTTATTTCACAACAAGATAAGAATTCAACTGCTCTTGTAACAATGAAATCCACTCAAAGAAAAAAATCTAAAAAGTGGAACTCAATGATGATGTCATTAAGACAGAAGAGAAAAAGTGGACAAGGTCATTTTAGACCTGCACCATTTACTCAAATGTATACTATGAAAACCGTGTTAGAAAAAAATAACAAAGGTTCGTGGTACGGTTGGGAGATAGAACACCTTGGGGGAGTTGAAAATCAAGAGGTGTTAAAATCAGCTTACGAATTTTACGAAAGCTGTAAAAAGGGAGCTGTAAGAGTCAATCATCAGCAAGAAGAACAGGCACCAAAAACACCATTCTAGTTTATGGACCTACTTGACAAAACCCTGGGGGAGTTTATAGAACTCTTCCAGGGCTCGAATACTTATTTTGGAGTATCTAAACCTACTGGAAAGAAAAATTCTAAAGGTAAGGCTGAATTCAAACATTGGTTAGAACCTTCTCCAATGACAAAAGATCATTGGAAACAACACTTAAAAGGAGAAGCATATTATGGGAGTGTCCCTATTAGAGATGATAATACATGCCATTGGGGTGTCATCGATGTTGATCGTTATAATATACAGCATAAGGAAGTTATCAAAACGATACGACAAAGAAGATATCCGTTAGTACCTTATCGTTCAAAATCAAATGGCTTACATTTAATATTACATATCGATGGTGTTGTTCCAGCATCCTCGATGAGAAAAAAATTAATCGAAATTGCATCTGATCTTGGAATCAATGACACAACCACAGATATTTTTCCAGCCCAAGACGAAGTTGATTTAACCCCCGAAGATTGGGATAACAAAAGAAAAGGTAATTTTGTAAATCTACCTTATCAAAAAGCCCACATGACTACTAGAGTTGCTATGGATGACAACGGTAGTTCGATTAAATTAGAAGATTTATATGAATTTGTAAAAAAATTTAGAGTAACCCCTACAGAATTTAAAAAAATTAAAATATTTAAAGATGATGAAACTAAAGATTACCCTCCATGTGTAATTAATTTTATGAAAAATAAAGTTCAAAAAGGAGAAGGTAGAAATGATGCTATGTTTAATGTTGCAGTTTTAGCTAAAAAAATTAATCCCGATCCTGTGATGTACGAAGAATGGACTAGAGAAATGATGACTAAAGTTTGTGCAGAAAAACTTCATCCGAAAGAATTACAAGCAATATTTAAAGGAGTGGAAAATAAAGATTATGCTTATAAATGTAAAACATCTATTGCAAGAATGCATTGTGTATCGAGTGAATGTGTAAAAAGAAAATTAGGTATTGGGGCTAACGAAGCGCTACCGGAAGTAGGTAAATTACTTAAAGTTAATTCATATCCAGAGCCTTATTGGATATTACCTATTCAAGGTAAAGCTATAAGATTATCAACTAAACAGTTATATCAACAACAACTCCTGGGGGAACAACTTTTAAATTTTGATATTGTATGGAGACCTTTAAAACCTACAAAAAGAGACCCAGATCCTTACAGAGATTGGCTTGAAGAATTAATATCTAATAAACAAGATATGGAAGGTTATGATGCTGGTGAAGAACGTGACGATGTATTTAATTCTAGAATGGCTAGGTTTTTAGAAGATATAGAAGATACCACAGAATTTGATCAAATTGATTCGGGAAATATATGGAAAGATGAAACTGAAATGAGATTTAAATTAGAAACATTTAGATCTTTTATGAAAAAAATGGGTTACAACTGGAACGAAAAAGAGTGTACTAGATTCTTAGAACAAGGCGGAGCACAACCTAAAAAGAAATTTCAAAATATAGACAGCAGACATTGGGTAGTCAGTATTCCAAAACAACTAGAACATAAAAACAAAGATGTCACATTCACTAAAACAAAAGCTGCGTGGGAAGACAATTAAGATTTTTGGTCCCCCAGGAACTGGTAAAACAGAAAATTTATTAAAACGTGTACAACGATATTTAAAAAAAGGTTATTCTCCTGATGAAATTTGTTACATTTCTTTTACAAATAAAGCTGTTGATGAATGTGTAGCTAGAGTTCGTAAAAGATTTAAAGAATATGACGAAGATGCTTTTAAATATTTTAGAACATTACATTCTTTAGCCCGCCAGCAGTTTGCTGAAATTCCTGTTCTTGATCCTAAAGCAGATTTATTAACTTTTCATACTCAGTATGGAACAGTAAAAGTAAATTATAAAGATACTTGGGACGATCAGAAAGTATATAATAATTGGTCCTTACAGATTTATGACAGAGCACGTAATATGAAGGTTGATCCGGTATGGTTGTATAAACAACAATCTAGAAAAGCAGTTAGGTTACAACAATTTAAATCCATTATTGCTGGATATGAAAAATTTAAAACAATGGAAATGGAGAACGGCCAACGGACACCGGACAGATTAGATTTTACAGATATGGTGCACAGATATATTACTGATGGTTTAGTAATTCCTTTTAAAGTATTAATGGTAGATGAGGCTCAAGATTTAACTCCCCTACAATGGGATATGGTTGTTAAAATAGCAAAACAAGTAGACAGAATTTATTTAGCAGGAGATGATGACCAAGCAATATATGAATGGAATGGAGCAGATGTAGTATTTTTTCAAAAGTTTCCTGGCAAAGCATTAGTTTTAAAAAGATCTGTAAGATTAAATAAGAACATCCATTTTTTTTCTAAATGTTTATTAGAAAGTATGAAGAAAGATAGAATCAAAAAGGAATTTTATTCTAATCAAAAAGAAGGCAGGATTTATAGATGTAATACTTTAAAAAAAGTACCGTGGAATTTAGAAGGTGATTGGATGGTCTTAGCGCGAATCAATGATGTAAAAAAAGAACTCCAGGAGGAAGCTAAAAATTTGGGATTATATTACCAAGATGTAAAAAATAATAAATCTTTTGATCCGAATCAATTTCTAGCTATAGAGTATTGGAATAAAATTTGTGAGGGAGGATCAATCACACGCGAAGAAGCATGTATTATGTATGAATATTTATTAAATATTGATCATGGTTTCAGAACACATGATAGTAAAAAGTGGAGCTTTGCCCATCCTAATCAAGTATTTAACTTCGATGAGCTACATTTACAGTGTGGGATGCGTGATGAAAAAACTTCATGGTATCAAGCATTTAAGCGAAAATTTAAAGATAAAGATAAACAATATTTTGAGAAATTAATGCACGAGGGAGTTGATCTAAAACAACCCCCAAAAATCATTATTGATACAATTCATCAAGTAAAAGGGGGAGAAGCAGATAATGTAGTATTAGCAAGTAAATGCAATTTTCCTTCACATTATGATAGAAAAAACCTTAAAGAAAAGGTAAAAGAGCTTAGAGTTTGGTATACAGGAGCAACAAGATCAAAACAGACTTTGCATTTGTTAAGCACCTATCACCAATATTATTTTCCACTAGGAAAATATTATAACTTATATGAGGCAAATTATGGAAAGTGAATTTAAACGAGTAATTTTACAAGCATTAGAAGATAAATATAATGCACAAATATCAGAAGCCGAGGCTCTTATAAAAATTTACATTCAACAACCGGTTGGTGTAGGAGAGCATGCTCAACATATACAAGAAATAGATAAACAAATTACAAAAATAACTGAAGCAAACGAAAAATTAAAATTTTTAGACACACTATAGATGATTGTAAAAGATAATTTTTTAACTAAAGAAGAGTTTGCAGCTATACAAAAAATATTTTTAGGTCCTGAGATCTACTGGCAGTACAATGATTTAGCACATTTTGAACCTCGTGATCCTAAACATTTTCAATTTTGTCATTCATTATTTGTAGATTGTCATCCTACTTCTGAAATTTATAATTATGTAATTGAACCCTTTAGAAAAAGATTAAATATAAAATCTATTACAAGAGTTAAAGCTAATTTACTTACTCAAACAGTTGAGCCAGAAAAACATAGTTTTCATAGTGATTTTAAAAATAATAAAACTGCTATTTTTTTTGTTAATACGAACAACGGCTACACGGAATTTAAAAGTGGAGAAAAAGTTTACTCAATTGGAAATAGATTAGTTGAATTCGATTCTAACCTTGAACATAGAGGAGTGAGTTGCACTGATCAAAAAATAAGAGTTGTTATAAATTTTAATTATTATACATTCTAAGTATGACAAATAAAGATCTTTTTGAAGATGCATTCCCACAAGATAAACAAGTAGGCGGATCTCACTACAAAAACTTTAAAATTCAACCTTATGAATTTATATCTAAAAATAATCTTTCGTTTTTTCAAGGAAACGTTGTGAAATATGTATGCAGATATTTATTTAAAAATAAAATTGAAGATTTAGAAAAAATAATACATTACTGCCAACTGGAAATTTTAAAATTAAAA